ACCCTGATGAAGAAGAAGAGCAAGACAATTGTACTGATGTAGAAATAGAAGAAGATCATAGTCTTGACGATTATGAAGAGTCAGTATTAAAAGAAGGAAGATTATGATTAATTATATAAATGAATATGGAGAACCTAGAAAAGCAAGCTACTCTTGGGAGCAATGGGTTGAGAAATATAAACCTATCTGGAAAGACCCTGAAGGGGATATGCACTACGAAACCTTCGGAGCAGACTTAGATCATATAAAAAGACATAAAGATTCTTATGTATGGACATATCACGATGATAGCTCTGTAACCGCAGGTTTTCACATTGTAAACAGAATGGGCTACTACATAGCTGAAATACCTCATAAATATGAAGGAAAATTTGCTGTTGTAGTTGACCTTGAATTAGAGAGTATCACAATGCGTAAAAATTACGAAGACGAAGAGTTTAAAGAAGAATTTCCAGATGAATGGAAGAACATAAGTAAATATTATGAAAAAAGAAAATTACAACAAGCTTCTTGATGAAGTAATTATTCCTTCAATGACTAAAATGCGTGAAGCAGGTCAGAAGGAGTATGCACATGATTTAGATAATGTGTTCGCTAATTTTGAGCGCGTAGGGGGCACTTTATCATTAAAGAGGGAGAAAGTATTAATGACTTACTTTCTCAAGCACATAGACGGCATTATGGCCCATATTGATGGACATACAAGCCAAAGAGAATCAGTTACAGGAAGAATAACTGATGCATTAGTTTATTTAACATTATTATGGGGGATGCTCGATGACAAAGAGTGATGCCGTATAAACATATAGACTACAAGATTAAACCTGAAGACGATAAGAGGAGAAAATTGTCCGATGTACAAAAAGAGTCTATTAGAGAGCTTTATAAAACAGGGTCTTATTCACAGCGAATGTTAGCTAGAGAGTTTAATGTAAGTAGAAGATTGATAGGTTTTGTAATAAATCCTGAAAAGCTTGAAATATGTAAGGAACAACATAAAGAGCGAAGAAAAGACGGACGATATTACAGTAAAAATACTCACCTTAAGTATCAAAAAAAACATCGCAGATATAAACAAGAACTGTATTTACAAAACAAATTAGAAACGGAAATATGAAGAAATTTAAAATAGTTTACCATGATGACTTGCAAGATGAAAATCGTTGGATTGAAATAGAAGCTAAAACTGAAAAGGAAGCTGTCCGTAGAGTTAGAGGTAGAACAATAATATCTATTAAGGAAGTTAAATGAAAAGTTACTTTAAAGAACATGAAAAGTTTTATGCAGCAGTGCAAGATGTTATTAGCACTTGCAAAGATTTAGATATACAAATTAAAGCTGTTGACAATCTTGAGAAAGCGTGGAATAATTTCTCAACAGAAACAGATATAGATAAGGAGGTTCATTCTTTCTATGAAGGAAAAACCAATTAAAAAATGGAAAGTCAGTGTAGTAACAAGAGCATTTAAAGAAATAGAAGCACCTTCACTTGTGGAGGCTGGTGATAAAGTAGCTAAGTGGGCTGACGAAAACCCTTACGAATTATGGAATTGGTTTAGTCAAAAAGGACATACAATTTCAGGTGAAAGCATTGAGGAGATGACAAATGAAGACATTGAAAAAACATAAATTAAAAAAATCAAAAATAGATCCAGATATACTAAGTATGTATGAACGTATTTTGTTTCAAAAAGGTATTCACTGCGAGCAAACAAGGGAAAGTTTCGATAAGTGTTATGCAAGATACAAAGAGCTAGGTGGTGGAGTAAGGTTTCGGTGGGATGAGTAAAGTAGAAGGACTACACACTTGTCAAGCCTGTCTAATGCCGTTAGACCCTAGACAATGTATGTGTCCCAACTGTGGATTTGAAGACGGATGAGATTATAACGAATATCGGGACGATACAAATGAGAAAACAAAAAGAAATATTACAAGAGCTGTCCATGACGGAAACAGCCCTGGCGGAAATGAGGTCGTCTGGAGTAAAGGACGATGAAACATCTTTCCATGATGGATGGAAACAAGCCCTTATATGGGTTTTAAGCACAACCGACGAAGAAGGAGAAGCATGACTTTACAAAAAGGAATGTGGGTAAAGCTTACAGAAGGTGACTTTACATCAAAACCTTACAAGGTAATAGACTTTGACAAAGATACTGTTACTGTACAAATATTAGAATGGACGCGTCTTAGAGATGCATATAATTTAAAAGTACCATTGGAGCATATATTAGATGAAAATTAAAGGTCCAAATAAATTGGAATTTGCAAGTGAAATGTTCAATAGCAAGCATGCAGAAATTAAATCAAAAAAAAAGACTCAGCATCCTAATGAAGCGATAAAAGAGATGCTAGAAACACTCAAAGAAATGAGAGAAATTTTAGACATAGACGAACCTATGGCTGAATAACATACCAAGTAGGGGGAGTTTTTCTTCCCCTACTATCCTACATATTTGACAAAAGAGTATTCAACTCTGCAGCCGCCTTCTCTCTGTTAGTAGCAGGTTTTTCGTTTAAGTATTTTTTACCAAACACAGACTCAGTAGCTTTATTAATACCCTTCCTAATATTCTGAGTGTCTTCCGTGTTATAAATGCGGAACTCTTGCATTAACGCTTTCCCTGGATTATTATCTCTAAAGGCTGGAATTATATTATTTCCAATCTTAAAACCCTGATTATTAATCATTCTTAAAAAATACTTAGTTTTATCATCTTTGTTCATGTCTGCAAACTTTTCATAATCTGTTAAAAAGTCTAAAAACTCATTATCAGGTTTATTAATAAAATCTAATGCTACAGCACTATGAACGAGTCCATTTACAACTTTTCTGGCATCACCTATGAATGGACCAGATACAAGACCCGCAGGACCAGCTCCGAAAGTTATTTTGTCACGTTTATTCTCATCTTCTTCATTCATATATTTATATATATCCTGGATGCGATCAGCTGTGTCGTTGTTTAGCCAGAAAGCCATATCCATACCTGTTACTCCAGACATTAAAGTTGTTGTCAAATAAATACCCATAAAACCCATTGCGAGTTGAGCGTCAGTATTTGACATTCCTTGGCCTGTCTTTAAAGCAGCCGCTGCATCTTTAAAAGTTTTTACCTGTAAATTGGCAAAAGCCATTGGATAATGCATAAATATTCCAAGCATTTGTCCTACAGCACCACCTGTCTTATGAGTACCACCTATTGACACGGACTTATTAAAAACATCATAAGCAAAGGCAAATTTATTTACTGAAGCAAGAGCAGTTTGAGCAGCTTTTCTATAAATAACTTTCCTTGCTTGTTCATCAGTACCTTTACCTTTAATGTAAGAGTCTTGACTTTCATATATTTCTAAAGCTCTCATAAAGGAAGCTCTAAACATACGTTTTCGTAGGGCGTTTTCTGTTATTCTTTGAAATGTTGCAGAAACTCCAATAACCTTGTTAATTCCTGCATCAACTGTTTTCCATATGCCATCTTGTTCGTACTTCCAATCATTAGAAGTCGTATCAAAATATAGACTATCCTTACGAACACCTTTCGATGGAAGCAAGCCTTCTGCAGCTAGTTCGTCTGCAGTTTGAGAGGCGTCTAGAAACTTAAAACCTACTTCCTCTTCAAGCTTTACAATTTCATTTTTAAATTTGCTTGTTTCAAAATCATTGGAATATTTTAAATATTTACCGCCCATGTGGGTTAAGTAAAAAGCTCCAGATAAAGTGTTTCTTATAGCCGTCGAAACTCCAAAGCCTAATTTTGAAGCGAACTCATAAGCGCTAATTGCTCGTGTTACTTTGTTTACCCAGCCAGGTCTCTCTGTATATCCTTTTGTAGCTGTGTCGAATGTATGCCCTATAAATTCTCTCATAGAGCCTGCCACTTTAAAGTCTACATTTTCTAAATTACCAATTGCCTGTAAGTATTCAGACTGCATGTGCATGAGTTTATTAAAAGATACTACGTCGGAAGAGTAACGCTCTAATGCAGCTAACGGATTCTTTTCCCATAACTGATTAACAGGGTCATTTCGATTTTTAGATCTATTAAGCTGGCCACCGTCAGCTATACTATTCCGTATATCTTGAAGATTTTTTGATATAGTTTTAAAACTATCTATCGAATTTTTACCATTCTGTGCAATATTTGATTCAATATCGCGTCTAACATTCATTATATCGGCAAGAACATAGTGAGGGAAATAATCTTCATTTTCTATACCATCTTTAATATTGGCAATAGCATTGGTTATTTCTTCTCTTACAGTATTAAACTTTTTTAATTCATCTGGGTTTAAAAAACTACGATTATTCTTAGAATGCCCAGCGTAAATCATTTCACTTAAATCAAGTGATTTGTTTAAACCTTTTATTAAAACCTGTCCAGTATCATTTAATAGATTTCTAGCGCTCCTAGCAGCATGTAGAATATTATTATCAACTTCTTTTAAAGAGCCGTCTTTATTCTTTATGAAAGTTCCTTTATTTGTTTTAACAATTTTTTTATTCTCCATAACATTGAAGAAGTCACTCAAAACCTCACCACCATCAGTACCGACTGCAGCAGACATGTCTGAAATATACTTCATCATCTTATCACCAGACTCTTTTCCGTTCATAAAAGATTCAAACAGCTTTTGTTCACTTTTATTCAACTTCTTTAATATATCTTTTACATCCAAGTTCTTTGAAATAAAAGCAGCTTTCAATCCCGTAGCAACTTCACTCTTATGGTTCGATATTTTATTGTAATTGTTTTTCTCAAAACTTATAATTTCATCAAGATTATTTAGAAATTTCCTCATATTTGGGTATCTATCTGCAATTGCCCTTGGAGTATAAGTGGTTGTTGCAAAGGCTGATAAATTAGTGCCCTTACCAAGGTCTTTATTTAATCTCTTAAGCTCATGTTCGATTCTTACATAATCTCCACGCTCAAGGGTAAATGAAGGGTCCCAAGGCTTACCGTCTAATACTCTTTCGCACAAAGTTGTCATACAGCTTTCTGCAAAATGATTTCTCACTTTATTCTTTTCAATTTTCCCATAAACTTTAGCTATATTTGGAAGTGTATTAAATAAATTGTATAACTTTCTCCCTGCGTTCATGTGTGAACTTATTTTGGGACTAAATTTCATTAAATTACATAAATCGGATGTAGCCATATCGCTCCTTTTTTAGCAAGACCAATCGACAATAGAATTATCAAGGGAAGCATTCTTACCATTTAAATTGTCTATTTTAGCCGATTCTCTTTTTCTCACTGCTTGATTGTAAAGATTACCAGCATTATCTTTAATTGTTTCAATTCTATATCTATCAGGATCTCTAAAGTCAGTGCTTTCATGTATTTTATCTATTACCGATGCGGGTATTGTAAACTTATTAAATAATAAGTCCTTTAAAAACATTCTCTCACTCTCTTGAACTCTATCAGAACCTTTTTCTTTGTACCTAAAATTATCTAGGAAATATTTAGACTGCTCATTAATATGGTCAAACGTTGCGGCAGCTCTTTTGTTTGCAATTTTCCCGTATTTTATCTCCCTGTAAAGCTCACCTTGTAAATTTAGAAGCTCAGAGGCCGTGCTAGACATAATAGGGTCTCCAGAATTTAAAAAATGACCAAGAACATGCTTAGTAAAAGCTGGATCTTGAACAAACATAGGCAATTGACTTGCATCTGTGTTCTTAACTGTTCTTCCAAATACTGCTTTCGGTCTTAGCAAGGCTTTTAATATTTTCTCTACTCTGAGAGGATAGCCATCATCTTTAGGGTCAAGATTTTCTAAATACTTTTTTATAAAATTTGTTAATTCATTTGAATCTTTAGTCTTTGGTAACTTCCATATATTTTTACCAATATTTTTCTTTGCAAGTTCAGAGGTTTTCTTTCTTCTTTCTTTAAACAAAAACTTCATATTATCTATTTCGTCAAGCATTGGTCCATACCAGTCTGTAAGTTTAAAGTCTGACAGCCCTGAATCTATAGCTGTAAACCATGCTTGGCCATCTATCAAATCATTTTCAAAATAGTTATGTTCAATTATAGGGTTATTAAGGACAACAACTTTATTAGCCTTATTATTAATATAAGTCTCACCAGGAAGTATACGTCCTATAGGCTCTAAGTCTGCAAATCGACTCTCACTGCCGCCTTTTTTAAGCATATATACAGGAATACTTTTATCCGTACTTTCATTATAGCGTGATTGACCTTTTTCCAAGGTAGTTATAGATGCATTTTTCAAAACATTTTCATCTAAAACTTTTTCTATTCGTAATGAAATTGCTTCTAAGTCTAATTTCTCTTGCAACAATTGATTAATTTTATCCTGATCCGCAAATCGGTCTTTTTCTAAATAATCTAATTTTGAATTAAGTTTATTTATTTCAATTTCTAAAGTTTGATACAAGGCTGAGCGATTTTTTATATCATATAGATTCACCTTTAAACCTTCCCCTGGACCATCATCTTTATAACCAATAGAAGTAGTTAGGAAAGCATCCTTATTTTCTTGAGTATCTAGCATTCTACTGAAGAATAATCCCTGTCTAATTTGGCTTAAACTTTTGTTAATATTCTCATCAAAGCCTTCAGATTCTTTTGTTCTTGAAAAATCTCTAATACCAAATTCATGTATAACTTTACCTGCAGGAGACTTTTCAAACATAGCTTTTAGCGACCGCTCATTCATTCCGATAAGAGTTATTCCAGCGTTTTCTTCAGGATAAAAAGTCAAACCACTCATATCACCGCTTATAATCTTCTTTATAAACTGATCCTTGCTCCAGTTTGTAGTTTCCGTTCCTCCAAAAAATGTTTTTATTAAATTTGTCTGATCGTGATTGATAGAGTTATTTCCTCTATCTTCACCCTGATATTTGTAGAATAATTTTTTAAATATGTATTCACCAGGATTGGTGTAGAATTTCGCAACATCGTCATGTATATCTTTTATTTCATGTAGCTCGGGAGTTCGACCTCCACCTTCATCAAATACTCCTGAGAAAACTCTACTTAACTTACCTACAGTCATAATAGATTCGACCAAGACATCCTGATGAACTTTTGTAGGATACTTATCTTTGCCATAATTAATTACAGGCTTGAAGCCTTTAACTTTAGGAAAGTCCTTACCACTTCCAAACAAAGCCCATTTAATAATAGCTCTATCGCTTTTTTCTGCAATAAACTTAGCAACACCACCATGGTGATCTACTGCAGAGGATATTAAATTTGCTATATTTTGTTTTACTGAATTATTGAAGTCTAATTTATTGCCAGCTATTTTTATGTCTAAATTCTCTAATGTAGGTATGCTAGATAAAAGTTTTACACTTCTTCCTAATAAGGCCGACGCTTTTGAAATATTTTTTATATGAGTACTTATTCCATCTTCCTCCACAGCTCCAGCCCTTGCACTTGTAGCATCTTGCTGGAAGAGATTAAAGTCATCAATAATGGCATCGTCTAATATTGGGCCTTGGTCTAAAACTTCAGCAGACTTTTTATTTAAAGAAGACATTATTTCATGAGGAGTATCGAAGTAATAGAAAAGTTTATCAACGTCGAAGTCACCCTGATGCTTAGTAGCAAGCTCTAGCGCATTTACAGCTACAAAATTACCTTCTTCTTTTCCAAAATGTCCTTCAACTCTGTTAATAACAAAATCCGAGCCTGATTGCTTTGGTATTCTTAAACCAGAAAGACCTATACCAAGATTATGTTTGGCTATTTTATTTGCTAGAACATTGGTTATTTTGTAAGACTTACCGTTAACCCTTATCGGTGTTCGACCATCTATTGTCTCACCATTAGCAATCTTTGTTTTAACTTCTTCTAAGAGAGTGAATACATCTAAATAAGTGTCATCGCCTCCCTCCCTATCAATAGCTAACTCTGTATATAAATCCTTAATAAAAGATATGGTCTCTTGATGCTTTTCTGCATCTGGAGTACTAACAAATGCACCAGTTTTTTTATTCAACGTATAGGGATTACCTGTTATGAGTAGCTTGCCACTTTTATCTACTTCAAACGATTTACCAACGACATGTTCTCTTCCAGAGTCATCTCTAAATATAAAAGAAAGTTTATTAGATTTTTTTATTGCAGTATTTATAGCGTTATAGCCTACCTTGATTCCACCATATACACTTTGAGTTTTTGATGCTAAATCGAAAACTGGGTTAGTTAGCGAAGATGAATCCTCGAACTTTAAAGTTTTACTGTTATTAAACATATCAGGGACTAAAGGGGAAGTTACCCCATATTCACTAAGTGGTCTTCCAATCTTGTCAACGAAATTATTTTTCAACATCTTTAAAACATCATAACGAACTAAAGGGCTATTTGCATCAAGACCAGCATTTATCAATTTATGAAAAGTACCGATAGAAGGGTCGTCCATACTCAAACCTTCTTGCTCCATTTTGGCCAATAACGCTTTTACTTGAGCTGTTTCATTATGAGTCCCTAAAATAGAAAATTCATTAGCGATTTTACCAATAGTATTGCCTTCACCATCATAACCTATCCATTTTTGAAAGACTTTTACTGTCTCTTCAGACATACTGGAAAACAGGGAGGGGGACATTGGAGCTCTATGCGCATCTTTCGTCATATAGTTTACACCAATATCTTCCATGGAAATATAAAAAGGGTCAACATAGCCTTTAAGAGTATTTATGTAGCCTGATTTTATATCTTCATCGTTATTGAATTTAGGGACTAAAGGTTCTTCTGAGAATGCTTTTGCTGCAGATTTAAACGTGACCATGTGTATCTTTTCATTTGGACCCATTTCAGTGTCAGAGTGACGCTGCATTGCATCTGCAATATCCTTATTGTACACCATCATTGTTTTCATTACCAGCGTAGAAGGGTCACCTGCACCTATATTTTCCCAGTCAAAATCGTTGTGACGAACAACTGGTTTTATACCTTGAGATGCCTCACCTGTGTCTACACCTCGTACTCCACTTATAACGTTATTAACATCAGAATCAATAAATGTAATACCGTTTAAAAGTGATACAATATTATCCATATTTCCGACACTAGCAAAATCACCTTTATCACCTTCTTTTATCGACCCAATCATCGTAGCTACCTGTTGTGCCATGTCCTTTTGACCATTTTGTTCGTAAGCTACCCTGGCAGATTCTAAAGCAGATATAACGCGTAAATCATTTCTAAGAAAATTATCACCAGCCATCTCGTCGTTTATTACAGCGACTCCAATTTGTTTTTCTGGATCTCTGTTGTAAATACTATCAAAAGACTTTGAAAAGGCTGTATCGTTATCTTGTGAATCTCTCAAAAACTGAACAGCTTCATCTTTTAAAGTGCTAGTCATAGCGCCTTCAATAACGTGAACATATTTTAAATACTTCAGCCTCTTTGCGTAAACTTCGCCCGCGTCTCGACCCTTGAGATTTCTATGACCCTTCGTTAGTAAACCATCATAAAGTTCTCTATTAATTGAATCGTAATACATAGCCCTTAAAGCCGCTTTTATTTCTCCACCTGAGCTTATTTTAGCATTATCGCCTTCTCTATTAGCCATGTGACTAAATATAGCCTCAAACTCTGCAGTGTCTTTATTCCGTTTCTTTAATGACTCTAACTTATTGTCGTACCAAGTTTTAAATGTTTTATGCAAGTTTATATTAGCATCGTCACTCCAAACATAACCAAGTGTTTTATAGTTAGAAATACCTATACGTATTATCTGATTATTGCCTTTTATAGTTCCGTCTTGATTTACCCAATCAAGAGGAAGAGTACCTGCTTCTGCGACGATTTTCAAGTCATCAACTTCAGAAGAAATTCCAACTCTAGTACCTTTTAATATATTGTCTATGTCTTCAATTGCATTAAAGTTTACAGCTCTTCCGTTCCATGCACTATTATCTATTTCTATAAGCCTAGGTGAACCGTCCTTACCTAAGAATCCATTCATATTGTCAAGATAAGTGTCTGTTGGAGTGTATACTCTCGATTTATTTTTATATTGAAACTGACCATCGTTCCAAGTGAGAGTAGGGGAGTTTGTCGTATTAACCAAAGTATTGACTAAAGGCCCAAGTTCTTTTTTTACAAAGCTTCTATTAGCCGACAAATCTTGCGACAATTTTTCTGAAGATAAAAATTCATCACGAATTGCTACTAATTTATCTCGTAAAGCTTTTCTATGTCTGTCAAGATCAGCCCCTGTGCTAGTTCGAATTTTATGCACATCTGAAGATAGGTCTGAAATTATCTTCTTTGAAAATCTTCCATTTTCAGGGTCAATTAAAAAACTTCCAGGTTTTAAATATGTTTGCACTAAAATATCAGGACTAACATGAGCCATAGCATCTTTAATCGAATCCAGCATTTTTAATGTATTATCACCAATTTCAGACTCCCAGCTTTTCCATTCTTCATTAGTCCAAAGTCTTTGGTTTAAATAATTCTGTTCATCTAATAGTTTTTTAAACTCTTTATACTGCCCAGTTTTGTTGTAATCCTCGAGTAAATCGTAAATGTTCTTCGTATCAGGATTTACACCTTGCTTGCTATAATCTTTTGCCATTCGAGAAACTAAAAACTCTCTTACATCGTGAATGGCTTTTAAGGCTACTTCTCGATTGGAAGAACTATTTCCTACTAGAATTAAGTTTTGCAAACCTTTACTTATTCCATTTTTTTCTTCCACTCTTTTTGTAATAAGAGACATAAGTTTGTCCATCTTATTCTGACCTTCAGACGTTACATTCTCAAGTCCTTTTAACTGTAAACCTATTGAGCCCTGATTCGTCTCTAACAAGTCAATATCGCCAGATAAATCCTTTTTTATAGAGTTTAATATTTCTATATCTTTAGGGGTTAATCCGTCTTGAGCAAGCATTTCGTCTAAACTAGTCACTATATTCCGTAAATCTACAAGAGGGTCTTCTGAATTGTCAGTACCTAGCTTAACAATATTTTCACCAATAGTTTTTAGGCCTTTAGAGAGCACTTCGCTACTCCCAGTGCGCACCTGTAAATGCTTAAAAAGATTAGCCTGAACATCTTCAATAAAATATTTGTTAGTAAATGCAGCAAGTTCTGAAATCTTTTCAAGATAAGGAATCTCATCTTCATCTGAGAATCGTTTTATAACTTTCTCTATGTTGTCGTCAATCGTAAAGACAGCCTTTAACTGCCTTACATCAGTATACAAAGCTTCAACCATTTTCATAGCATTCTTATAATCTGGAGTATCCTCTAAGTTCTCTCCGTCCTTTAATTTTGCACTAATTTGGTCTCTTAATTGAGATGTAATTATTTCAATTGTTGCTCTCTGGCTAGGGAATCTTTTAATATCAAATACGTTTTCGTCGGTAATCTTTTTTACTAATGCAAAGTTAGCATCTGAAACTTCAATACCTTCAAATCGCTTCTTTAATACATACTGCTCTACTGAATTAGCAATTAATTCTGGATTGTTCTGTTCCATTTTCCATAGGAATTTAAATTTATCCTGGAATGCACCTGCTATTCGTTGAGCTTCGTCAAAATCAATCTTTTTACGCTGGTCTGTTCTTGTAATTCTTTTCTTTTTACCTATAGACATTATTCTGTACATAAAGTCTAAAGCTCTTTGAGTTGAATCATCCTTCCCATCGCCAGGAAGTATATCTCTATCATTTCCATTTTCATCTTTAACAGTAAGCACAAAACCATCGTTGAATTGTTTATGCCATGAGCCATTTTTTTCCATTTCATTAAAAGCATTGGCTAAGCTTTCTAGTTGAAAATCAAAAGTATTAATATTTGAGTTCATTTGAGCTAACTGCTCCAACTCTTTTATCTTCGCAGAGTTTCGAACTTCATCCATTAAAGCATTACTTGCCCATTCCAACGCCTTGTCTTCCATACCATAGTGCTCGTAAGCTAATTTTTTAGTAGTTTTTTTAACTATCTCGGAAATAGCTCTATTCCTTGAATCCATTTCTTCAGCACTAATACCATGATAAGGAGAGTCTTCTCTTCGAACATTTGCGTCTGACTGAATTTCTATTTTATCACTATATAGCTCAAGCATAGCAAGCGTGCTATGGTAGGCATCTAAGCCCTCTGTATTCATATCCCCTTTTTCAGGAGATGTAAGCTGTGTAAATAAAAACTTACCATTGTCTAGCTGTTTAGCCCCAAATCCAAAAACATTTGACATCTCAATTGCAGCTTCTAAGTGGTCATTTAGAATTGATTCAGAAGAAGACCTTAGAGCATCATGTGTAAGTTTTGTAATATTGCCTTTTAAGTATAAAGGTTCAGAAACACCCCCTTTACCTTCAATCTCACCAATTTGAACTTTCTGTAAATCGGCCTCTAATTGTTTTAATTGATCAACGCTAAGTTTGCTTAGATTTAAAGGGTCAATATTTAGATTCGCTGAACTATTAGTAGACATATTGTGTATTCTATAAACTTCATCGTACGCATCTCTAACAGTTGGATAATTAGATAAATTCTCAGCATTACCTTCTTTGTTATTCTCGGCACTTTCAACAGCTTTATTAAATATATTTACAACTGCATTTACATTATCATTTTTAGCAAAGGCTTTACCTTTAGTTATCATATACTGAGAAGCATCATGTGAAGCTATTAAAGTTTCAATGTCCTTTAAATCCATACCCAGCTTATTTAACAACTCAGCTTGCTGGTCATATTTCATTCCATAACCAGTTGCTCCATCAGTATAATGCAAGATTTGCTCTTGTCCTGATCCAGGCAATGGACGTTTCTTTTTAGACATTACAGCGCCTATAATCATATTAACCCATGTATCTTCAACTCCAAGTCTAGATAAAGGGCTTCCGTCCATCATCATATTAACACCAGCAAACAAAACTCCATCTGCACTCATACGACCGAAAGAACCTACTAAATCTTTACGACTCTCAGTACCAAATCTTTTTATTAAATCTCTACGACCTGCAGTCCAATAATCTTTTACAAGTTTTTGGGCAACTTTATCAGGCAATGGGTCGAAATCTAAAGAAAACGAATTATAATTTTTACCTGTTGCAGGGTTTTTAGTTTTTGAAAGCATACTCTTAAAGCCATCAGCATCGTATCGCTTGTATAAACGTAATAAAGCATTCGCTTCATCTGTTGCCATTTTACTATGAGGCTTCTTAAATAGTAACTTAGTTATACGCATAGCATCTCTTGTTATGCTTGAACTTTTACCACCAGGAACCATGTCTATAAATGGAGCTCCTAAAGAAAAAAGCGCAGCAGGGAGAGCTGAATCTTTCATCGACTGTAAATAGTTAAACTCTTTAGAATTATTCATTTCCTGCATTAATCCTGTAGCCGCATTATAAAGAGTAAAGTTTATCATATTTTCAGCAGCCTGAGAAGTATATCCAATTAACCTTCTCTTCATTCCATCTTCTAAATGGCCTCCAAATTTTTTGTAAAATACTTGAGATAAAGTATTATGGTGGAGTCCACCCTTGCCTAGCTGGTTTACTATTTCACTAGAAAGTTCTTTGGCCGTCTTTATATCAATCTTTCCTCCAAAATCAGATACTACATTTACAATATTACTTGATAACTCTGTATTGAAAGCTTCTTTACTGCCACGAATAACATCTTCTGATACTTCGTAATTTTTAAGATACGGCTTTATATTTTTAGATTTTAAGGACTTATTAATAACTTTACCTATATCAACCTTGTCAAGACCTTTTGCAGCCTCAGAGGTTATTATACCGCCTTTCTTAGTTAAAGTATTAGCTAGTGCAGCAACTTCATCTATCTTCCCAGCTGTTGTAATTGCAGCCTTGCCAAGCTTTATACCTTTAATTGCATACTGAATACCTTTCCCGATCGCTCCTATCGGGAGATAAAACCCTAAAGCTTGACCTACTCCTCCGCCATACTTGCCTGTTGTTGGCATATCTTCCCAGTTCTCTATACTGTAAGGAACATCAATTCCCATCTTTTCAGCGGCAATACCAGGTATACCAATTAAACCAGAATCAAGCGTATTCCAAACTGTTGAACCTACAAAATCAAGCAAAGTCCCGCTATCAGGAGCATCTTCAGCTTGGTATACACTCCCACTATTTTTAAATGTAGATATAGGTTGTGCAGGTTTAACATTGTTAATTGACTGTTTATTGTATTCTTGTTCTTGTAAAAATTTCTTAAAATCTTCCATTGAACCCATATCTATTCACCTCCTAAAACTATTGTTTCTTTATTCGGAAGAAATGGTTTTAAAGCTTCTATTAATTTTTTAGTAGTCTTATAATCTTTATCATCGTGAATCGTGTACAACTCTTTTATTATATCAGATTTATTACGGCCTTTATAGGCATTATCATCATTACCTGCAGACCTCTCAAAACCTAAAAGAAGTTTCTCAAAGCCACTCCTAGAGCTTTCACCTCTGTTCTTGTTTATAAAATCCTCAAGAACCTTTTCTAATGGGCTGAGGCCACCTACATAATTTCTTCCTGTGGACGGATCTAAGCGTCTATTAGCAATTAAATCAACAACATCTTCTATGGAGTTTTTTCCAAGAGCATTATTCAAGTCATTCATAGCTTCACTCTCAAGAGTTCCTCTCATTAGTTTAAGATCATTAGATACTCCCACATCTCTTTCGGTTACTGCATCTTGAGTATTGGAAAAGCTTCCAGGTCCTCGTTCAACTTGAAGCGGTAAAAACCCTTTAGAACCCATTTCATCAAAACTATTATATTTAGGTAATTCATTAACTACAAAAGAATTTACAAGCCCTTCAGGCTCGATTTCTGTACTAACATTTTTAATACGGCCGAATACATCTTTTTCTACTAAATCTTTTTCACCACCATCGTCTCCTACTGAAATACCTGAGTCTTTTAGTGCTTTATATTCCTCTAGATTTCCAATAAAAGCATCGAACCTATTTTTTGTCTGATCTTCCCACAGAGTTGAATCGCCTACACTGTTTGTTTGAAATTCTTGAATAGCTAAATCAAGATCTCCTTCCTTTAAGGCTTGGTAAGCTTTGGGGAATTTTTCAATATTCCAATTTTCACCTAATTGAAAACTTACATTAACTAAAGCTTCGCCCATTGTATCTGCGTAATTATTTATATCAATTCCCAAGTCGTCGGCTAATTTTTTAGCATTATTACTATGTTTTTTAAAGTCCTCTTGAAACCATTGCATTGTAACTTCTGCTGGCACTTCTGTGCCGACAGGGTATAAAGCTCGTTCTGCCTCTGTTAAAACATGGCCAAAGCCAGCAGTGGGCTCGTCTAATTTCATGCCCCCTTTTCCATCTGGTATTTCTAATTGATAAACTTCAGGCTCAAAACCTTCATGCTTCATTAAGTTTTCTTGAATTGTTAAATCTTCATCGTCTTTGTTTTGAATATCTACCAAGATTGATTTTAAGTCTTCATTTGTAGTAGGTGAAGCTTCTGCTTGAGGTTGAATATTAAAATGGTCATAAAGAAGGTTTCTAATGTCACTTGCACCCTTTATTGAATCTGGATAAAATTTATCTATATTTTCTTTTCTTAAATCTTTGTCGTGATGCCTTTTGCGTCTTTCTTCTGCTTTGACTAATTGATTAGTAAGACCTGGTCCAAGACCAAGTTCAAGGAATGTTGGCCCGTCTTTAATAACTTGCTGCGATAAGAAAGGATAATTTTTACTATCAATGCCACCTTCTTTTCCAGAGATACCTGCTTTATGAAGCTTGCTCATTTCTTCTTTTAGTTTTTTACCCTCTATTTTTGGCCTAAATAACGAACCGTTCGTCACCCTCCTAAATCCTTCTTCAACACTCTTATAAAAAGCACTATTTTTATAATCGTTAACAGCTTGACCGTCACTATTCTTAAAGAGGTCTATAACTTTTGTTTCTATACCCTCAAGGGTTGCATCAATAGAGTTTTGATTCGATTCAATAGAGCCTATATAATCGTCTGTATGATCATGATATTCAGTTGGAGGTATAAATAGACCTGTTTCTATTGATAGCTTTGTACCCTTTATTTGAGCGTCTAAGTTTGCTTTTTCTGCATCACTAAGTTTTTTATTTAAAGTTGCTAGATTTGCGTCTGATCGAGCAATTGCAAATTCATTATTATAAAGACCTAAAGAAGGGTCATCATCTTTAATTTTGTTTTTTTCTTTCCAATCAACAAAAACTGATTCAAAATCCCCAGCATCATAACTGGTTTTATCTTCTCCTTCGGTGTAGGAAACTTGTGCAAGATCGTTTTTTAAATCTGTGACCTTATTCATTATCCCAATAGTATTATTTCTAAGGGTCTTAAATTTTTGTAAATCCGCATTTGCTTGATTCGCTAAGTTTATATAGTTATTTTCTATAGAGACACTTTTATCATAAGCCATCTGACCGCTAGACGAAAGGTCTTCCTCTTTATTAATAGAGTTAAACGCCTTCCTAAACCCTTCATTGCTTATAAGCTCGTTCTCTATACTGCTTCTTACAGCCTCGGCTTTATTCATATTCTTTTCAAATAACTTGGCTTGTAAGTTTAAAGCGAGTAATTCTTTTTCCTGCTTTTGTTTATAAACAAGATTCACAGCATTCGCGGCTATTTTATCCTTGTTAGCCTCAGTAGAAGCTTTTCTATCCATCATCATGCTAAATGCTTTTAATACATTACTCATATCTAGTCCTTTCTAGGAAAAAATTCCACCAAACATATTCTCATGCCATTCATCGTTTTCTTCTAAAGTATCAATCTCGTATTTCATATCTTTAATTGAATACCCAATATCTTCAATAGAGTCTTGCGTTTTGCTAGACAAATCTTCTGTTTTTATATTAAAGTCTTTAAAGGCTCTCTCTGTATTAATACTACTTTTTTCATCAATAGTTTTACTTAACTCTGCAATAGTGTTTTCTGGAGCCGAAGTTTTTAAACCTTTGCCGCCTTTAATCATTTTCCCGACATTCTTACTTGTATTTGCTACAGCATCGCTTGCAGAATTAGAAAAATCTTGAAAACTACTTTTAAGGTTGTCTTTTAGATTACCCATGTTAGAATGAAAATCATCTTCTACGCTTCCGATTTTATTTTCAAGAACACCAACGCCCTGCTGAAGCCTTTTCTTCGCTTTAGTATTTTGTTCTGCAACATTTTTCGCTTGCATAAATTCTTGAGCTGCTATGTTTAAAACTCCTAGAGCGGGATTAGCTGCTAATAGAGCATTATTACCTATTTCAAGGAGGCTGCTGCCTTGTGGAGCAGTAGACCCACTTGAAGCTATACTGGGGACTGCTGAATTAAAAGAGCTATTACCTACATTAAAATTTCCTGGAGCATATTGAGAAGTAGTGGTGTAGTTAGATGCAGTTAAACCTGCAGATAAACCAAGACCGTTGTTATGCATAGGCAATCCTGTAATAGGGTCTATTTTGCCTGAGCCTGTAGCCGCGACGATAGCTTCTCCAGCTTCACCTGTGGCATTTATCAAATTTTGTTCTTCTTGGTTTATTAAAGCAGGTTCACCATTTAGGGTTGTCTTAATATTGTCAGGTCCTTCACTTACTTTTAAAAGAGGATTGTCAAAATCTAAGATATTAAAAATTCCACTTTCTAAAAAAGGCTTAACAGCTTTAAATGTGTGATAGGAAACTTTATTATCGCCAACAGTAAAAACATCAGAATCTTTATCGTAAGAATAACCTTCACTATCTGCATAACTAATAAGATCTTTTCTTTCTTTCTGCCTCATTAAATGCTTGTCTTCGAGATCTATTGCATCGGCAATTACCCCATGTCTAGTATTTATTTCATCAGCTCTTTTTGCATACCTCTTGTTAATTAAAGAAGTATTCCCGTAGTGACTAATAGCTCCAGATATACTCATGTCTACTCCTTTTCAATCTTCATTTCAACAAAATAAGGCTGATGATCAACCTTGATTTTCTTGTATGTTTTGCCATTCATTTGTACAATCTCTTCACGTATTCCTGTACGCGATTTGTCAAGTTGTGTATCGTTTTGCTTTAATTTTAAATTTGATGTGTGTAGTATTTTACGCTCTTCCTTAGTTCTCATTATTTAAGCACCTTATTTCTAAATACTATTGTAATATCATCTATTTCTGTACTTGCATGTTTGCCTTCAACTTTTAACACAATATTCTTACCTGTCTTTCCTTGTTTTTCAGTCGCACTCTCACTACTCAAATCTTCAACTTTAAATTGAGATAGTCCATTTGATAAGAATTGTCTGTTACTTGAATAAGTAATTCCACCATCAAGGCTATAAGACATGTACATAGATGTCACGCCTACACTTACAGCTGCTTTCGCTTGGATATATATTGAATAAAATCTTTTTGTTCTACTTGGATCCCCACAATCTATTCGTCCAGTTTTGAAAGAAAACGCCCTGTTAGTTGTTATTACATTAGATCCGTCAGAATAATAATATCCCTCAACAGGAATAGAGCTATTAGAGTCCGTGCTATAAAAAGCAAGTTTACCATCAGTAAAGTTTGAACCATTTGTTTGTGGGAATTGAGTTACAGAAGAATCCTTTCCTACCCATGTATTCGTTTTAAAGCTGTAATAGTAAACAGTATCTGTATCAGCATAACACCATAATAGCTTTCTTACTTCATCATATAATATTGCTTTATTGTCTGTAAATACCGCAGTAGAGATTGCAGTGCCTTTTAATTCTTGGAAATTCTGCCCATTGAAATAGTAGACTCCAGTATCATTTATAAATGCAATTCCTTCACCAACTTTACACACTTGATTTTTACTTGCTATACCATAATTAGGTAGTTCGGCTTCTAAGAACTCAATATCTTGTGCTACATTGATAATTGAGAGTTGATTATTCGTAAATACAAATAGCCTATCACCTGAAGATTCTAATACAGTAATTGAATCTCC